CAAATTGACGCCCATTTCTTCAGCATTCACGGCGGCTTTGCCCATGAACGCGGAAACTTTGGAAATGACTTTGGCGATGCCGACCGTGATTTCGAGACCCTTGGCGAGATTATTGATGAACAACTTGAAATTGGAAGTGAGCTGACTGGTCGCTTGATTGAGCGTCGGTATCAGTACGTCGAATTCTTTATTGATCTGCTGACTTTGCTTCAGGATGGCATCGAAGACGACCTTGGAAGTGATCTTACCTTCCGCAGCCAGGATGCGCAGCTTACCTTGACTTATACCAAGATTTTCATAAATGGCTTGCGCCACGCGTGGCATGTTTTCCAGTACGGAATTCAGCTCTTCACCGCGCAGTACGCCCGAAGACAAAGCCTGACCCAACTGAGTTATACCGCCCGCGGCGGCTTCCGCGGTCGATCCAGACAGCGCGATGGCTTTCTGAATGGCCTCTGTGGCCTGGAGTGTCTTTTCGGTCGTGACTTGCTGATTTCTCAGTGCCCTTCCCAAAGAAGAAAACACTTGTACGGATCCAGAATAAGAACTTCTGGTTCTCTGAGACATCTCCAAAAGATCACTTTGAACTTTGGTGAGTTCTTTCGTTCTGCCGGTGACCGTCGCAATTCGGTTTTCCAGTGTTGAAAATTCGGAGGTGACGTTCTTAATAAATCCTATCGCAAATCCCGCAGTGGACAGCGCACCCAATGTCTTCACGAATAAAGACATCGTTTTGGCGGCCGCACTGGTCGTGCTTTCAATGTTTCTGACTGATTGATTCAATGCAGCAAGGTTACGTTCAGCTTCTGCTGTCCTTGCTTCTGTTTCAATAATAATACCTGACATAGACCCTCTTCAGAAAAAAGACCCCACAGATAGATTTTGTCTACCGTGGGGTCGTGTTTATTTACTCTTCACTATCATTCCACTGGACTTTATGCCCGGTTGGTTTAACAGTGTACGTTCTATGAAATAGGTGGGCGCTTGCTGTGATGACCCTTGATTCAATTGTTCAATATGTGGCACGTCATTGACGATGGCGGTACCTTCTCGATGCCATCCATCGCGCGCCTCTCCGGTGTCAACTGGAGTCACGCCTTTGAGAGTATTGACAAGATCATTCAGAACTTCCTCTTTTTGTTCCAAAAATATTTCTTTCTTTCTTTCCGCTATCTGTCTCAATACTTTATCAATACCTTTGACTTTTACCATATATGTTCGCCTCCTTTCGCCATAAGAACCTTTTTGAACATTGCAGAACCTTTGAAATTCCTCATGTCCAATTGTCCACTCTTCACTTCTTCTTTCATCGGTGGATTGTAAATGGCTCTGAGCGAAGGGAATATATTAACGGCCTTTTCTTTCACACCTTGCACTTGTAGAAGTTTATATGTCCTATCATCATCGCGCCAATCGACAGGTCGCATTTCAAAATAGGACATCCAGCCCAAGAGTTCTTCATAGGGCATTTCTTCTATGAGTTGATTCACTTGCATTTTCAGATGAAAAGCCAATTCATAAATGATGAGCTCTTCATCCGCTAAAATTACTTTCCCTGGTCCGCACCGATGCCTGAGAACTTCATGATCGTGTTGGAAAGGCTTGAAAGCTCATCCAACGGAAAATTGTTGAAATCCTCATCGGCGAGGTCACTCGCATTTTCGACGGCAGACTTAATGACCAGCTTAAGGACATTGAAACCTTCCGCTTCATTTTCCGCGATCGACTTTGCCTTTTCTTGGATCGCCAAGACTTCGGATACACTCAATTTAGAGATCTTGATGTCTTCGCCCATGAATTTGACCGACTTGGTCATCTTCCTGCCGACTAGACTCTTGATACCTGATTCTAATGCCATCTTATTACTCGCCTTTGAAATTTTCGGAATGTTGATGTTGGAAGTCATCCAATTGCTTCCTCATTGTGTGGAGAAATGCCAAAGTATCGAATACTTCACGCGACTTCGTTTGATCACCCTCGAACTCCGCGATTCGTTCGAATGTCTTCCGAATGCTGATATCAATACTCTTACGCATATGTTTGGCAGTGGTACGCAGGACGTACCCAGTGCTAAACGGCTTTTGTTTCTGATTCATTATTTTCCCAATTGAAAATGGAGGCTGCGGTTAACCACAATTAAGCCTAAGCACCTCCTAAACTTACTGGATCACTGACCGATTAGGTCGAGGTGTACGCGCCGAAGAACTCGGACTGCACTGAAATTGTCAGTGTGGCCGTATTCGAATCTGTCAACTGAGGGTTGACCTGTAAAGCTTCGATCTTACCAATCCAGAAATACTGGCTATTTTGGACACTGCCCGTGCCCATGCCTGTGGTCATTGTGGAATCGTAGTTCGCAGGCTGCGAGTTCAAGAGTGAGAAACGGAACGCACGCTGTGTGCCATCACCGACAAATGCGCCAAGATAATTTGTGGTATTCTGCCAATCCGTACCAACGAAGTTCAAAGTAACTTCCATTGTCGGAGCGTCAGCCTGTCCTTGAATCTGGTGCGACGTGGCCGAACCATAGACAGGCACATTGACGATGTTCGGAGGGGTTCCCATTGAAGGAAACTCACGAACGTTCTCAATGCGTGTATACTCACCTGCCGTCGCTGTGACGGCAGAACCGTTGGCCAGTTCAGTGGCAAACAGGGCTTTCCAAGCGGCTTCATCCACAGGAAGTGTGCCGCTGTACGTTTCACGGCAAACAGACAGGTCTGAGTAGAGACCTGCGCCGATCGAATTAATATGTGTCATTTACAAAACCTCGAAGTAATTGAATGGAATCGTGTAAGCTACTCTGTAGAGAGTCGGATTATCTTTATCAGTTCCTTTGTGATCCAAAGCACTGCTCTCGGGGAATTGAATTGTTGTTCCCGAGTTGGTACTTATGGATTTTCCAGAGAGATACGAATCCAATAAATCTGCAATGACGGATGGGCGCTTCGGTCCATCGCCAGCTTGCGTGAATATATCTATCATTAAAATACCGGAGACAGATCTATGATTTAAACCTTTTCCACTAGGGATTATGGAAATTCTTATAAATTCACCCACCTCAGCCATTCCGATAAAATTGCTGGGTAGTGTCTTTATTCTTTCCGCTCTCCAAGCCGTGGTTCCAAATAATGCATAAATATCATTATCCAAATTTGTGTATTTGCCCATCAGCCCTCCTTATAAATCTCCACCGTCGTAATATAGCTGTCGGTGGAAATGACAGGGCCGATTTTATAAGTCACAGAGTCAACCATCACGGAATCGTAATGATTGATATCACCAATGTCTTTTGTTTTTAACATCATTGATGACACTCTTGCGTTATGCTCGGTCGTCGATTTTTTTGTGTTCTCGATAACAGCAAGCGTGGTGATACCCGCGGCCTCCGTGTCACGAACCGCCAATGTCGTGAAATTGAACGTTGAATTTGTTCGCTTATTCAGCACTACCGTTTTGGCCAAATCACCTACCAATTTAAAGGCCAAGTCAACATAATTTTCAACCATGGTCCTATAACCCATCAGTTGGCCCTCCACCAAAGATTTGTACCCGCATTGATCAGGAGCGGTCCTATAATCTTTTTGACGGTGAAGGGGAGTTTGTTTGCTTGTGCCCTGATTACCAGGTTAATGGAGCCGACTTGTAAGCTGCTGAGCGCTCCGATATCATCCAGAATACCGTCATTGTTTAACATATGATAGGCGAGTTCGTAACAGGCCGTGACGACTCTCGTCGGAACTTCTTCCGTGAGTGTGACGTCCAAACCCAAACGTGGATCGAAATAGGAACCTACTCTCGGGAAAGCTAAATCTTGAGTTTCACTTACGGCATAGCCGAACCAATTCTGCTCATCCAATGCCGCGGTTGCGGTCACCAAAGCTTGCGCCTTGGCTGTGGCTGATGCGTCGGTCCATGCGGCAACGTCAAGGCGATCCTCAAAATATGTATCAGCTTCCGCTACGGTAGCGTAAGAGTTCGTGCCTTTCAACAGTGCCATAAGTGTTCTCTTTGATTAACCGTGGAAAATAGGCAGGATGCCCAAGCTAAGTGCAGAGTCGAACTTACGAGTCCAAATGCCACGTGCGTTTGCGATCGTGGTGACCGATGTCAAAACGGTCTTAGTTGACGATTCCATCGTGCTCATATAGTCAGCATCCGAAGGGAACGCATTCTCAGGGCCATTCCAGTCGTAACCGGCAGGCGCGAGAACGTAACCCCAACGATGCCAGATGCTCGTGGAGCCACCGCCCTTGTAGGTGTTGCCGTTGCGATAGATTTCGGTCTGGTCCGGCACGTCAAGCA